AATCGTACTGATCAGGATCGGTCAGTCTTGCCGCGTGCTCATTCGGATAGGGGCGCGCAAAATCCACAGCGCTTCTGTCTTCTATTGCCTTGATTCTATCGGCCTTTGCGCTAGCCCAACTTTGCCCCGCATCACCGCCCCATGCAGCCCATGCAACGCGGCCGGGTGACGGATAACCATCCTCGTCAGGACTGAAGCCTTCACCTTGCTTGTCCACCTCATGCCGCGCGAACCATGCGGCCATGGTGATCACGGTGTCGGCGCTCAGCTCGTCGCCACTCAGGATCTGCCGTGCTCTGGCCGCGGCCACCTCCGTGCCGCCCGCTCGACCTTCAGCCTTCCAGTCGCGGTAACGCTGCGCTTCAGTCCTCATGCCATCAGTTGGCATCAGGTCAATCTCTTGCCCGTTGATCGTTGCCATCAATCCTCAGGCGCCTCGGTCGGATCCTCGAGCACTGATTCCTCTTCGTACTCTTCGCCTTCAAGCGGTAGCTCGGTGTCCTCGAACGGCGGCACCGCACCCATGCTCAGGGGCGCTTGGCTTGCGCCGCCAGATGTGACCTCGCTCGGATCGGTGTCGGTCACGATGTCCATCTCATCGAGCATCGCCAGTTCAGCCTGGCGCGCGACCAGCACATCCTCAAGGTCGCCGCCTTGCTCAGCGATCACCTGCCCCAGCGTTTTGAAGCCGCATCGCACCGCCGTCTTGTAGGCGTCCACCTCACGCTGCGGGTCCACCCACTCCCAGCTACGCGGCACCCACCGGCTTGCGCGATAGCGGTCCGGGTTGGTCTCATAGCCCGGCAGGTTCAGCGCGCCGCTCAGCACCGCCATGTCGAGCCATTGCTCGAACACCTGCTGGTGGAAGTTCTCGATCATGTACCGCTGCAGCACCCGGTAGGTATCGCGTTCCTCCAACAGGCTCAGCCGGCTGCTGCTGTAGTTGCTCTCAGAGAAGTTCTTGCTGATGCTCTCAAAGCTCACGCCCACGCCAGCAGCAACAGCGCGCAGCATCGACCGCGTGAACGGCTCCAGCTGCCCGTCAGGACTGTTCAAGTCCGGCACCGTCACCGACTCGCCCGGTTGCAGATACTTGAACACGCCCGGCTGAAACTCGCTCACCCGTTCGCCTTCATAGACCGCATCACCGATCAGCTCGCCCTCAGGGCTGGTGATGAATCCCATCAACGCGCTGCTCGCCCTAGCGCGCACCACCTCGGCTTCCTCATAGCCCTGCAGCATGTGAAGCCGCATCAGCGCCGAGGCAAACCACGTCACGCCCCTGGTCTGCCCCGGCCGCTCCGGCAGGAACAGATGGATCACCTCATCAGCTGGCACACGGATCCGCCGGCCTGTGGTGCGCGCATTGCCCGCGTAGGTGTCGCCTGGGTGGTTTGCATAGAAGTGATAAGCCTGCGGCCGCAGGTACTGGTCCACCTCGATGCCCATCCTGACCGTGTTGCCCTCAGCCGCCTGGGGCACATCGTCATCGATCAGGTAATCCGCCTCGAGCACCTGCAGCGCGAACGGCACCCGGCTATCACCGAACGGCCGCTTAATCATCCGCACGAACACCTCGCCCGATTCGGCCATGCTGCGGATCAGCAGCCGCTCGATGTCATGGAAGCCAAGGATGCCGCTCACATCACAGCGGCTCTTGTGCATCCACCGCTCCCACTGCTCGTGAATCTGCCCGTTCAGCAGCTCGTCCAGCTTGCCGCCGCGCAACATCCGCACCTGTCCCTGATGGCGGATGCCGTGCCCGATCACGTTGTTCTGGATCGCGCGCAGTGCCTGCTTGGCGTAGTCGTTGTCACGGCACAGCTGCCGCGCACGATTGCGAAGTGCCTTAAAGCTCGACTTGATCTCAGCGTCGGCGCTGGTGCCGCTTGTCACCCAATCCGCCGTCAGCCGGCTGACGCGCGCGCCCTGATACGCCCGCTGTCGCGGCCGCACCGGCTCAAAGCCCATCGCCCGAAATAGCCGCGTTCTCAGTCCCATCTCAGAACCTCACAAACAGATTGTGCGGGTTGCCCAGCCCGTTGGCTATCAGGTCCGCCATCTGCTCACGCTTCACATCAGCCTTCAGCTTCGCCTCCAGCTGCAGCAGATCCGCCAGCTCGTACTTTTTCAGGCTGCGGCTGCCGATCGTGTACTCCCGCACCACACCGCCGGACACCAGCGCGCGGATCGCCGCCTGCACCGCATCAAGGTCTTGCTGCGCCTGCGACCTGCCATCAACAGCGCCGGGTGTGCCGCTGTAGCTCAGCGATCGCAGCACCGTCAGCTGGCCGCTGCCCAGTGTGATCGTGCTGCCGGTCTTCGTCGCGACAGCCTGCCAGAACCATGTCCCCGCATCAAAGCCCGCGCTAGTCGCCGCAGCGATCGTGAACTCCCAGCCAGTGCCGTAGGCCGTGCCGACCACCGTCGCGCCTTCGCTGGCAGCGTTAAACCGCAGGTAATACGTCAGCGTGTAGTCAGCGCTGCTGACCGCGTTGCCGAGGTTGTCCACGCCCTCGACATCGCGCCACTGGATCGTGTCGCCCGCTCTGATCTCGCTTGGGATGCGCACGGCTACCAGTTGCTCACGAAGCCACTAGCAGCCGCCGGAGCGGACTGCTGTGTCGATCTTAGCGCTGGTTTCTTCCCGCCTTCCAACTGATCACGCAACTGCTGCCACATCGTCGCCTTGTTCATCCGTCGGCTGTAGATCAGCATCGCCGCATACCCATAAACCGCACAGTCGAGCGCCTCGTTCCGATCGCCTGCTTTCTTCACCCACTCCCGGATCGGGAAGCCGCGGTGATAACGCAGCGCCTGCCGTTCACTTGTCAGCTGCTTGAAATACTCCGCATCAGCGGCCTGCCCGAAAAACAATCCGCCCGCGCCTTCGTTGTGCCGCAGCCGGCCGAACAGCGTCGTCTTGATCGTGTCAGTCCCCAGCTGATACAACGTCACGCCGCGTTTGATCACACGCCCGCGCCAGTTCACATCCACTTTGCTGCCCTTGCCCACCGCTGGGCTGTTGCGCCTGCTGCTGCCCTTGATCGCGACCACGCCCTGCCGCACCCGGTCACGCACATAGGCATAGACCTCATGCGTGCAGTGGCCGCCGCTGTCCACCGCCATCTGGCTGATCCGTAGCGTCCGCCCGCCGACCGCATCCCATTCAGTCGCCAGCACCTGATCCAGCTGCGCCCACACCTCCGTCTGCGTCGGGTCGCCCATCAGCTCCTGATGCCACACCAGCCAGCCCGTCTCACCCTCGCCCCAGCCCCATACGCTCACCGCCAGGCGGTTGTCCTGCACGTCCACGCCGGAAGTCAGCAGCACCACGCCATCGGGGCACATGCCAGCAGCAAAGTCCTTCCGCTTAGCCAGCAGCCCATCAGCGCTCACTGATGCCGCGTAATCCTCTTCCCATGTCTCGGCCAGCCGGGTGTTCACGAACGCCTTCAGCGCCGGCGCGTCCGCCTTTGCCCGCAGGAAGTCATCAACCAGTTGCTCCCAGCTGCACCAGCCCAGCGGGCTGTAAAGCCCACTCAACTGAAAGCCAGCCGTCCGGCCATCGCTCGGTGCCGTCGCGCGCCACTCGCCGCCGCGCAGCATCGCCGGCTTGTGCAGTTCCTCGAACCGCTCGCCGCAGTGCTCGCACTCATAACGCACATCACCCGGTCGCTTTGCGTCCCACTTGAGCCGCGGCCATTGCAGCCACTGCATCCCGCCGCAACTTGGGCACGGCACATAGAACCGCCGCTGATCGCTGCGCAGATACTCCGCTTCAATCCGGCTGAAGTCCTTCACCGTTGGCGTGCTGGTGAGCAGGATCTTGCGCCGCGCGAACGTCGTCGTCCGCCGTTCCGCCAGCGCCACCGGGTCGCCCTCGCCGTCCACATCACTCGGGAACGCGTCCACCTCATCAGCGAACAGGTATCGGCATGGCGCCGACCTGAGCCCCGTCGCGCTGTTGGCCCCCGTCAGCAGCATGATCCCGCCGGGGAACTCCTTCGAAAACATCGTGTTGCCCGAATCCCGCGCCCTAGCCGGCGCGATCTTCTCAGCCAGCACCGGCGTCTCCGTGATCATCGACTCCAGCCGCTGCTTGCTCAGCCGCTTCGCCATCTCAACCGTCGGCTGCACGCACAGCATCGGACCAGGCGCGTGATCGATCACATAACCCAGCCAG